TCAATCTGTCTCATCGGCGTTTTTCGCTTTTGAAAGTGAGACATTCCTGTTCCTGAAGCGTTCGACACGCTCGAAGGCATTTCGGGAGAGACGGCGCTTTTCAGCTTCGCGAATGTAGATCTGTGCCGTGCTGAGATTGCGCCATCCGAAGGCAGCACAAAGCTCCGGCGCTGACACTTCGCTTTCAGCCATGATCACGGCAGCAGCCTTGCGAAGCCCATGGGCGCTGCAACGCTTCAGCCCGGCTTGATTGCACCATTCGCGCATCTTGTTGCCGAGACCTTCCTTCACGAATGGCTTGCCGAAGCTGGTCACCAGATAGGCCAGATCGCCCGTCTCTGTGCGTTCGAGCGCCTTGATAAGGTCAGAGGTCATCGGCACCTCGATCAGCACCGGAAAGCGGTCACGGTTCTTTTCAGCGGTGAACTTCAGCCATCGCCGACCGTTGATCATGGTTTCGTGCTGGCGGCCGAGTCGGCATGCGTCGGAGATCCGCGCGCCGACATTGATCATGATTTCCATCGCCAGTCGCGGCTTGCTGCCGAGCGGATGAAAGGCGCGGAACCGGTCAACTTCTTCCGGCGTCCATGTGTGGAAGCCTTCCGACTTATTGTTGATCTTGCCGACACGCGCCGCCGGGTTTTCCACGGCAAGCTTTTCGTCAATCGCCCAGTTATAGAGTGCGCGCATCACCTTCACGAGCTTGTCAGCTGCACCGGGTGTTTCGCGGCGCTTGAACTGGCTGGCCTCCATGTCCTTCTTGCGGAACTTCTTGTAGGGCAGCGCACCGGCCGTTTCGCAGAACCGCAACAACACACTGCGCTTGTCGCGCCGGGTGGCCTCATTGAGCCGCTGGAAGCGCTGCGAGCGAAAATACTGATCGACCAGCCAGTCGAAGGTTTCTTCGCGCGGCGCTTCTTTTTTCGGTTCAGCCATACCATTAAGGACGGCCAGAGCCGCCCAATACTCAGCCATGAATTCCGGTGTGATGTTCCCCTGATCATCCTTATACGCCGCCTTGATCCGCACTTTTGGCTTACCAACTTGGCGCACGTAATAGCGCGGGTTTCCGCGCCGATCAGGATCAAACACACAGTAGCGCAATCGGGTTTTCATCAGGCCACCATCCCATCAAAGGGATTCTCATCATCGTCCTGGCTTTCGCCATCTTCAGAAAGACGGCTCCAAGCCGCCCTCACCTTCTCAGTGTCCCAAAGCATCACACCGCCGATCTTGCGCCCCCTCGGCATGCGTCCATCAGAAACCCATGCCTTGAAAAGCGAAGTCGAGATTGCCAGCGATGCCGCTGCCTCTTCTGCCCGTAACGCAAAACGGGGGATCGTCACTTCCCGCAAACTGCTACCTGCCATCTTATTCTTTCCTCGTTTTTCGATCTCAGCCTCCCCCCGCGATGAGCGAACACGGGGAGAGGCCTTTGCAGCGGCGGACCAAGGAGAACGCCGCTAACCAGTCACCTGCGCTTGACTGGCGTTTCGGCGAAAGCGGATTCGGAAACGCCCTCGCCGATCTCTGCCCGCATCAGTTTTTGACGCGGACGTAAACGGTCGTTGCGGCGGCTGGCGCAGCGGCCACGGCATGGCCGACAAGCGTGTTGCCCTCGCTCGTGGCCGAGATTGCCGCGCCATCCCAATAGACGGCCTCACCTTCGCCGAGACTGTCGCCTGCGGCCTTGGGCAGGTCGAAGACGCCTTCGAGCGACACGGCCAGTCTCTGGCCTTCTGCGGCGCTTGTGGTGGCAATGCCAAAGAGCGAACCGAAGAGATGGGCTTGCCCCGAGGCAAGCCCGCCAGCGGGCGCGGTGAGATCGACAATGTTGCCGGGCTGAATGAAGTTCTTCATGGCCTGTAGCCCTTTCGTCCCTGAATGTTGAAGATGCGCGGGTTCGCCTGTGTGGGAACCCCGAGTTCGGCCTGAAGCCTGCGAATGTAGGCTTGCAGGGAAGTGCGGTTTGCAGCGGTGTAGGTGATGCTCTCGCCGTCATAAGAGAGCGTGACGGCGCTCTGGCCGATTTCGAGCTTGTGCAGCGCCTGCTTTGCTTCGCTGAGTTGGGCCTGAAGCTCTGTGCGCTCGTCCACTGCCATCAGCCTGCCGCCTCAGTGTGATCGAGCCGGGTCCACGACCGCCATTCCAGCCAGCCGAGGCCGAAGTCCTGCCGGATCTTGAAGTCGATGGCGTCGGTGTCGAAGTTCTGGCGGCTATCGGTGAAGGGCGCCTCATTGCCGCGCAGCAGCACACGGGTCGCCCCGTCCATCTTGGCAGGCTCAGCGACCAGCCAGCTACGCTTTGCGTTGCTGAGACGCGGCTCCGAGACAACCACCAGCTTGCCGGCCAGTGGGTTGATCTCCGCCATATTGGTCGGCGCTGTTGCCAGCACCATACGCACGGCGTCAGCTTCATATTCCGGCGGGACAAGCCAGTGGGTCGGATAGACCCCGATGATCACATCACCCTTGCCCTTCCGGCGCGACATGGAGGAGCGGAAGGCCAGAACCTGCCGGGACTTCTCCAAAAGAAGGTTGATGTCTTGAAGGGCATCGCCAGTGTCGGCCGGATCTTCGAAGATACCAATGTTGCCACGGCTGGCATGGAACACGGCCTTGCCGTCTGCCATCTTCGGGCCTGCCCCGTCATTCTGTTCAAGGAATGCGACCTGCCGGTCGGCAAGGTCAGCGGCAAGCCTGCGGCCATACTTGGACCCCATATCGCCAAGCCTGGAACCGGCATTGATCGAAAGCTCGCGCGATACGGACGTTACCCCGCCAATGGTCGAGACAAAGATCGTCTCGCCGCTCTCATCAACATACGACGCCTTGTAGTGGCCGTTTTCCAGCTTGTCGCCAATGGCAAGCGTCGTCCAGTCAACGAGGCCGGAGGTTTCCTTGTTGAAGGTCTCCACCGTTGTCTCGCCAAAGAGCGTGGCAATCGGGGAGAGAGCGGCTTCATACTCGCGGCGCATGGAGAGATTGAACGTCCCGCCTGCGATGATCGCATAGTCGGCAGTGGCGGCCGCGTTGCGCAGAACCATCGCATCGGAAAGACCGGCGATGTTCTGACCGGCATTGCGCAGGATGCGGCGGGCAAAGGCGGCCTCGCCTTCGGCAAAGACGGCGGAAGCGGCCCCGGTCGGAGCCTGTCCCCGGTTGATGGCGTCAAAAGCATCGATGGCCGCACGGCAAAGAACCTGCGGATTGTCGAGCGTATCTTCATTGTGGTTTCCGGCGCTGCGAACAAGCGGCGCAGTGCCGAGGCTTTCGAGCAGGCCGCGCATGCGGGCTTCATTGTCGCCGCCACGGGAAAGCACGGTGTCAATCGTGGCGTCGGCGATGCCTGCCGAGCGGGCAATCGTGCGCAGCGTTGCGTCATCGAGACCGGCGTTTTCGTTGCCGGTCTGCGTTTCTGTTTCCATGGTGTCCATCCTCACAAAGGCGTTTGCGTCTGCCGGGTTGATGACAAGCGAACCCTCAACGAACCGCCCGGCTACGGCGCGTCGCATCGGCTTTCCCGTCTGGCCGTCCTTCGACTTCTGCCAGCGGGAAACGGTGTAGCCGACCGAGAAACCCGTCTGCGCACCGTCCTTCAGGTTGGCGGCAAGGGCGTCATTGTCGGCACGGCCGGAAAGCACGGCATCGGCAACAAGCGCGCGCCTGCCGTCGATGGTCTCAATCCGGAAGTTGTTCATGCGGCCGACCGTGTCGCGGACACTTTGGGAATGGTCGGTCTGAAGCGGCAGGCTTTCGGGCAGGCCTGCGGCAAAGAAGGCATCGAGGTCGAGCACCTCGATATGATCGCCGCGATCAACCGGCGCTTCGGTGGCAGCAATCACGGTGAAGCTGCGGGTTTCGGGATCGTATGAGTTCGGGCGCGCTTGCGTCCTGCGCATGAGAAGCGTCATTCTTCGATGGCCTCCTGTTCCGGCGCTTTGGCCTTGGCTGCTTTTGGGGTGAAGGTGTCGGCGGCGATCTCGGCCTCGACGGTCTCGAAGTCGCGGCCCCGGCCTTCGATGACTTCCTTGCGGCTCTTCAGACCGGCATCGACCAGATCGATATCCGCCTGCGCTTCCTTCATCGGGTCGACCTGCGGCCATGAGGGCTCGATCCATTCGGGATCCTCGATCTCGGCCGAGAGATTGCCGCGCAGCGCTTCAATGGCCCGCCAGCGGCGATAGAGCGGCACCAGAAAGCCGTCGATGATCAGAAGGGTGCGACGGGCGTCCGCCTTGCGCCGTGCCGTCAGGGCACCGCCCCGGAAGCTCGAATAGTTCACGCCCTCAAGATCGCCGATCAGATCCTCGTAGGTGCAGCCGATGGCAGCGGCCACCTGCCGGTAAAGGATCTTGAGGAAGGCAGGCAGATCGCCCGCCTCGCCGCCTTCGGCCATGTCAACGCTTTCGCCGGGATTGAGGCGAACCGTTGCCCCCGGCTCCATCGAGGGCTTCACATCGCCGCTGAAGACATCCGAGCCGTCCGGCGTGGTCAGGAAAGCGGTAAAGAGTGCTGCCACCTGAAGCTTCTTCAGACCGGCATCGACGGCAATGCTGGCCGTGTTCAGAACCGGCAGAACCGAGACCAGCGGGGAAATGCCGCGCGTCTGGCCGGGAAACTCCCGTTCGAAGATATGCAGCACGTTCGCTGCCTCGAAGCGCTGCGAGGGACGATAGACGCCAAAGGGATCGTCCGGCGACTGCGGCAGGATCCAGTAAGCGACGATGCGGTCGAATTCATCGAATTCAACGCCTGCGATGATCACCCGGCCATTGCCGAGGTCTTCGCTCTTTGCCCGTTCCAGCTGATCGGGGTGCAGCATCTGGACGGATACCTCGCCCTCAAGGGTGCGCATCAGTGCCAGCGCTTCGCCGTAGACGGCCCAGGAGCGGGCCACGGCGCGTTGCAGCGAAAGCAGGCTCTGTTCTTCGGAAGGATCGAAGCGGCGGCTGTTGAAGCCTTTGGCAATCTCTGCATCCGAATGCTTCAGGCGAACGCCGTCACCGACCAGCATGGAAACCATGATCTCGACGGCGGAGCGGACAACCGGATCGTTCAGATAGAGGCCTGCAACACGCTGGCCGACGATCTGCGTGGACGCACGAATGTCGCGGCTGGCTGACACTGTGCGGGGATCATCAGGCCAGAAGGCCGCAGCGTTCACGCTACGGCCATGCTTTGCGTCTGTTTTGTTCCTCTTATGAAAGAGTTTTCTAATATAGGATGCCATCAGCTTATCTATTCGCTCCCGTTATGACCGGTCGGCTTAGTGGTTGGCTTGAAGCGCTTCGAACAGGTCCTGGATGCTCATTCGGTCAAGCGCAGCGGGATTGACCAAATCGCCCAACTTGATGATCTGGAGCGAGAACAGAACCGATTTGTAGATCTCGAACAGGTCGAGGAAGCTTGCGGCATTCCAGCCGATCCGGTTGCGGTTGTCGGCCGTCTTGAGAACCGTCTTAAGCGGCACCATGATCGGGTAGAACTCGACCGAAACCTCAGCATCTTCGTGTTCGTCGGCGTCATCATCACTCATGATCACGGCGACGCTGTGCTTCAGAACCCGGTCAATCCAGTCATCCTCGGCCTTATGCCCCCTCGCCGCCTTGTCCATGGCCTCGAAGCGCGGCAGGAGGGCCATGGCTGCCCTGATCGCAAACTTGGCCTGAGCGCCTTGTGCGATCAGACCTTTGACGGCCGTGGCCGTGCAGATGTCAGCGACGGAATAATAGCTCCAGCCCTTTTCCTGTTTTGTGCGCGGAAACAGGCCATTGCGGATCCGCCATTTGTTGAACGTGATCTGCTTCACACCCACCACTTCGATCATGGTGGAGAGGGGATAGATATATTCGGGGGCAGTCTGCTTCGGTTCCATGGGTGCATTAAAACCACATCCGAACAAAAAATACCAGTGTATTATTTTATCTTATTTCGTACCATTAACTTCAAACTGGTTATCTCAGGTCGCTCTTCGCAGGACAAAATCTTGATAGACCAGCAACGGCGCGGCGCGATTCGCTGCCCGGCGTCCAAGTTTTGCCGTCAGCAGGTCGGTCGCTACACGGACACCGCTTTGATCGAAGCCGTAATGGTAGCTCCATTCCTGCGGTCCGGTATCTGCGGTTCTGTGAACGTTGGCCTGATCGAATTCTTCGGTCCAGCCGCAAAACGGCTCGTGTTCATCGCCGTTGATTTCGAGATCGCGGTCATACGTTGCGCCAGCAAGCCCTGACGTTGTCCAGCCAAGCCAAGGCTCGTATTCGGAATTGTCGATTTCCCGCTCGTCATCGCAGGACATGGCGTTGTTGGAGAACTGCCCCTGATTGGGCCATCCGTTCACCGGTTCGTCGCTGCCGTCGTCTTCGTCGTCCGCCTCGCCGTCATAGGCATCGAGGATCATCAGCAGGTTTTCGACCGCGTCCTCGATCTTGCGCTTCAGCTCCGGGGTGAGCTCTGTAATGCGGACGTAGTTGTCCTGTTCGCGAAAATGAGTGCTCATTCGCGTTGCTCCGTTGTCAATAATCCGAATTCAGTGCATTGTTACGATAGCTTCGCATATTCAGTTCGTCAATACGAAATCGGTACAATGATATGATATTGCCTATCCAATGCAAAATGGCTCGTGCAGCTGTTGGCTGGGGGGTTCGCGACCTCGCCAAGAACGCAGGTGTTTCAGCCGACACGGTTTCACGTTTTGAACGAGGCGAAGAGCTACTGCCTCGAACGCTTGAAGCCATTAAACAGGCTTTAGAAGGAGCTGGAATCGTTTTTCTAAATGACGATGGCAAGTCGCCAGGCGTGCGGCTACGCAAGACAGAATGAGGAGGAAAGAATGGAGTTGAGCGAATATATTAGCAAAAGCCTAAAAGAAATACTCAGAGGTATAAATGAAGCGCAAAACAGTGATGGAGGTGAGAATATAAATGCGAAGAAAAACACGATCTGGAATACGGATCAGCTTTTCGATGCCGGTGAGTACGGCATGTTCACTAGAGTTGACTTCGATATTGCGGTATCGGCAGAAACCGAAGGAGCTGGAAGTGGCGGCCTAAGAGTATTTGGTCTTGGGGTTGACGCAAGTGCAGAGCATAGACGTGGCGCGGCGAACAGGCTTACATTTAGTGTCCCCGTTCGCCTTCCATTCGGAGACGTTGAAAAGGCCCAAAAAATAGATGAGCACAGAAATGACGAGTATCTAAAAGCAAAAGAGAGGTGGCGCGGCAGACCTAGCTTCAGGTAAAAGACCTTTTTGAGCTCATGTCTATTTTCGCTCTTTGGCTCAAAGCCATTGGATGACATCGTTCATAGATGGCCTATCGCAAAGAACGAAATTCACACGATGGATATTTCTATGCTATTCTTTATAAAGAAAAAGATAGCTCTAGTGATGTTCTTCTTCAGATCCCAAAGGAGAAGGTCACTAGTCAACCCGATAGTTTTTCTTAGACCAGATCAACTTGTTGATTTGGACCTCGATCTATATGAGCCAGAGAATGGCAACATACTACTAGACAAGAAACTAGCCGACGAGATGCATACTGTGAGCATCAGAATCGCGTCATTCAACAATAAACTTTTCTTGGTATCGTCTTCTCTTTTTATTTTTTCTCTACTTAAGGTTTACGGTGTTGAGCTGGGGTTAAATGTATTTGGATTTCACGTTTCCGACTTCCCCGGGGCGCTTGAATTGATATTAGTCATCAACACTATTATAGGAATAATATGTATCAACAATGATAATAAAATGTTCATTTTGAACTCGTATATAAATCATATAATAAATAAAAAACTGGAGCCAGAGCTATACACTTATTACAAAATAAAATATGATAGAAGTTACATTCAAGGATTTTACCATCCTTTTAACTTGCCACATATAACATTCAACTCATTATCACTTTCTATAAATTCAGCTATTCTAGTTATTTTTCTGGTGTCTATATTCATATTTTATATTATATCATTTTATTTTACATTCGTCGTATTGAATTATGTCTGGATTCACGAGAGTCTGAAAATCTATTCGAAAGTAATCGTCGGTATCGTAGCTTTTTCGATGTTATCATCGACGGTGTTTTTTTTAATCACACGACTTCCAATTCCATACCGAGATTATACCAGCAATCAAGTGATCCAAGTATTTGAGCAATTGCGCCCAGACATAGCCGCCCAAATCCGGTCGGAAATATATGCCGAGTTTCTTAGGCAGGAACAACAAGATCGTGATTCCATGGTCGAGAAGGGGTATCTCAAACCAAATTAGCCAATCTATCGCAGCCAACGGCTTCGCACCACCCGCTGCTCTTCCTGCCGCGTCTGCGGCTGATCATGCCTCAGATCATCCGCCCTCTGAAGCCAGTTCACGTTAACCAACTGCCGAGCCGCGAAGCCATAGACAACGCAGTCCAGCGCCTCAGCCGCCCGACCGGGTATCCGTTCAAACCGTCGGGACGGCTGACCGCGCGAATAGCGCACCACAAGCCGCTCACTAGCAAGCTGTTCAAACCAGACAGGCGGCAGGTCATTCGCAAAGCGGATCGTGCGCCCACGGGCGAGCCTCGCCACGATATGCGCCTTCAGGCCATCGACCCCCACCAGAAACAGATTGCCGCCGCGCTTGGTCTTGGAGCGCTCGATCCATTGCCGGTTACCGGCAACACCCTTGCCCGCAACGATCTTGCGCCGATAGCGCGGAAAACAGAAGGCATAGACCCGCTCCATAGTCTCGCCGTCGCCGCTATCGACCACAGCGGCATCAAGCCCCATGCGTCCGCCAAGGGCATGCGGCCAGCGTGTCGAGAGAAGGCTTTCCAGTTCGGCCCATGTTTCCTCGTCATGCGGGCTACCCCAGATGACACGATGCCCGAGAACCAGACACTCGCCCGCTTCCGTCCATCCCAGGAAAGAAATCTCAAGCCGGTCTCTCTGGACGTCAACGCCCGCTGTGAGCGCAAGAGCCTCTTGCGGGACCGGTTCAAGCCCGAAGGCTTCGCGGCGGCTGTAGAGGTCGTTCTCGTCCAGTTCCTCGCCTGCCTCGTTCCAACCTTCGGCAAGAATGGTGTTTGTGAACACCTGCAAGAGCGCCGGGTCATCCTTGGCGGCAAGAAACTCCTTCGCCAGTTTGGCCCATGAGGCGTTCGCCAGAAGCGACACGAGCGCGTTGAGGCGGAAACCCGCGTGATCGGTTACTTCGGGCTGTGTGGCGCGCCAGCGGCCGTCTGAGACCATTTGTGGCTTCCACCGTTCCTCGATCTCGCAGCCGCATGAAGGGCAGTGATAGGCGGCGCGCTCCGGTTCGCCCTCGGGCCACTGGATATCCTTCCACTGGATCTCGTGGAACCCGCCGCATTCCGGGCACGGAACCTCAAACACCCGCTTGTCGGATTGCTCATAGGAGCGCAGCACGTGGCTTGTGTTGGCATAGACCGGCGTTGAACCGATCACGATCTTGCGGTCGGCAAAGGACAGGGTGCGCCGTTCGGCCAGGAGGATCGGCGAGCCTTCCGCGCCGTTCTCCATCCCGTCCACCTCATCGCAAAGCAGAACGCGGACATTGTGACGGCGCAGGTTACGCGGTGCCTTGGCGGCAACCACCTTCAGAGAGCCGCCCGGAAAGCGCCTTGCCATGAGCGTGTTGCGCTCGCCGTCACTGCCGCCACGAGCCAGAAGCCCGATCAGGTCCGGCGAGGCGTTGAAGATCGGCTCGATATCCGAAACCATGTAGTCGCGGCAATCCGCTTCTGTCGGCAAAAGGCAGAGGATCGGCGAAGGGTCATTCGCGATATACCCGGCAAGGGCGCCGGTCAGCAGCGTTGTGAAGCCGACGCGGACGGGCTTGACCAGCGTGACGCGCTCGATCAGCGGATCACCGATGGCGTCGGCAATATCGCGCTGGAAGGGCCAGAGGCGCACGGAACCGGGCAGCGCCGACACGTCATCGGGCAGCATGATCGTTTCCTCGATCCAGTCCGAAAGCCTGCGCTTCGGCGGCGGCATCAAGGCAGCAAGAGCGCTTTTGCGAACGTTCGCAAGGGTGTCAGTCGTCATTGGCGAGATCCTCAAGAGCGCGGCGGAGTTCGTTGTCGAAGGCTTCGACGTCATGCGGGGTCAGATGCGGCAGAAGCTGGCGGACACGGGAGGGAACGGCGAGGACGCCAGCGCGGACCTTGCGCAACACTGCCGCCCATTCCCGCTCGACGTCGGAAGCGTGAACCAGTTCCTTGCGCAGGATGGCATTCTTGATCTCGGCGGCGTCGGCCTGTTCCTTCGCCAGCCGGGCGCGCTCTGCGGTGAGCGAGGTCTTTTGCTTTTCCTCGCCGAACAGCGTCGGCCCTTTGGCGTGAGAGGCGGCGCGGGTGTGGTTGATGTTCTCGGAGATCCAGAGCTTGCCGCGCGCTACATCGATCTTGCCGTCAGCCTCGACCGGAAGGCCCTGCTTGACCATCTGCGAGATGCGCCCAGGCGAAACCTCGACAAACTTTGCAAAGGCCGATTTCGAAAGGCTTCTCGGCATCTGCGAGAGCGCCGGATCGGCGGTATTGCTATGCGTTTCCTGCATACCCATTCCAAACTAACCAATTGTTTTTAGGTATAAAATTTACTCTCAGTGACTGAAATCGCGGGGTGCCAAATACCCGCATCAGGGCCTAAAGGAAGGACCCGAGCGCGGTCTCTGGCTGGCCTGTCCGCCCTCTCTGCCCTGTCATCGCGCCGCAATCCTCAGGACGTTGCCCGCCTCGCTGATCGCTTCCTCCCTCAGCGCTGCATCAAGCCGCTCAAGGAAGCCGTCAAAGCCCTTCGGGCCGCAGTCGGGGAAATGGACCAACTGATCCTGCGCAGGCGGCAGCGGCCAGCCTCTCTTGCGATAGACCGCCGCCCATTCACGCCACAGGCGGTTCTCCTTCGAGGCTGCAACGGGTTCCATCTCATAAGCCAGATCATCGAAAGCCTCTGCCCAGCGCTCGGGGTTACCGAGGTTCTCATAGACGTTCGGCCATCCATGGTTCGCTTGGTGATCCATCAGCCACTCGGGCCTTGGGTCTCTGCGAACGATAGGCGGTGGTGGTGGCAGTGGCCCCGGTCCCTTCATCAAGGCAGACAGCACTGCAACCGCCGCTGCCGCCGGTGTGATGTGATGAGAATGCAACCTACTCCCTTCATCCCGAGCCTTCTGCTCTTCGGCTGGCTGTTGCGGGAGCGATGTGATTTCGGCTTCCGCGCGCGCGCCTAACTCAAAGGGTTCATTCAAAGATTTATTCAAAGAGTTTGTAGGAAACTGGCTTCTACCTTTTGCACCTTCAGATTTCCACGTTTCGGACGTCGGATTTCCACCTTTCGCAGCGTCAATTTCATCGTCCTGCACAAAACGTGGAAATGTGTTTCCACCTTTTTCAGGGAGGATTTCGGGCTGTTCTTGCTGCTCTGAGCGCTTCAAAACAGCGAAGTAAGTCAACGTGCAGTTGCGCCCGCCCTTGCCCTTGGTCTTCAGATGACCGCGCTTGGCAAGCAGGCGGACAGCGCTCTGGACTGTGCGCTCCGTACAGCCGACTTTCTCCGCCAGCGTGGCATAACTCGGCCATGCGCTGAAAATGCCGCTGTCGTTGAAGCGCTGGCGATTGAAGTGCTTGGAGATGAAGAAAGCGACATTGGTGGCCGCGCTCTTGCTCAGGGCCTCATCCTCGAAGACCTGATCGAGCCATGTCAGGCGCAGGCGGGTGTAGTCGTCAACGCTCATGCCTGCCTCCCCTGCTCGACCTCACGGCCCAGCTTGGCCGCTCCGCTGGCCTCAAGGGCGCTCAGCTGGAAGCGTTCAGTCAGGGCTGAAATGATCGCACTGCCGACCTCAGAGCACTTCTTATGAAGCGACTGCGTAAGTTTCGAACTTGGGTGATTCGCAGGCTGAAAACGTGAGACACTGGAAATTGAAAAACACTGTTTTCGTTGATCTTTTTCTTTTGTCTCAAATGCCCGTAAGCGCTTGGTTCCTTTTGCAGCAGGCGGTTTCTCATCGCCCACCATCCCTTCCCAGCCAAGACTTTCTTTTTTGCCTCGCCGGATTCAGTTTCGGCTTGTGGTGATTGATTTCAATCGTTTGCTCTCAGACTTCACCGTCGGAGACGGCGAACTCTTGAGGTTTTCCGAGCTTCGCGGCGGCCCTCGCCTTCGGAGGCGCTGACGACGCATAATATTAGCAAATCAAACGCTTAGCAGAGATGCTTTGGCGGCAACAAGCCAGCAAGCCAAACAGCCCTTCAGTCGTGTATTTTTCTCAGCGTTAACAATAAATTACATTGTTATAATACCTTGATTGCGCTGCCATTCGGGATTATACTTTGCCATATCGGGAGAGGAACCGAACATGGCTCGCTACAAATGTACCGATTGCATGATGGTGCAGGATACTGGGCGCGTTTGCCGCCGTTGCGGCAGCTACAGTCTCGCTGCGCTGGAAACGCATAGCGGAAGCGCGGTCGAGAAAGAGCAGCACACGCAAATGCCCGCCGCGGCGTCGTTCAACATGCCGGTGTGGATCTCCTTTTTCGGGATCGCCATACTGACGAGCTACCTGCTGATCTTCCACATGTAG